TTACAACTCAGCGCTTTTGCTGTGGGGCATGGGTGGGGCATTTACAGTTATGCTTTTGTTCAGGATAGAGAGCTGATCCGCATCGTTTTCAGACATCCATTTACCGTAAACCTGATACACCATTCTCGCGTTCGCATGGCCCATTTGCCCGGCAATAAAGTTGGGGTTAGCTCCCGCTGAAAGAGCCCAACAGGCATACGTATGTCTGGACTGGTACGCTTTCCTGTGTCGGATACCGGCGCGCCTCATAGCCGAAGCCCAGCTCATGTTCAGAGAACCAGTAGCATAGTTAATCCCGCAATGCGGGTTCTTCGTATATATGCCCGGATTAAAGACGAACGTGCATTTATCCAGTCGCGTCTTACCGTACTCACGAAGAGCAACGCTGATGTCATGCTGCTTACCGAGCCGGGTCAGCTCGGCCTGGTCTCGCAATACCGTAATAGCTGCATCAATTAACACGATCTTTCGGTCTGTTCCGGCCTCAGTTTTGGGCGGTGTAAAATTCCGGGCTGAGGTGTAGTTCCTTGTCACGGTGATAGTGCCAGCCTTGAGATCAATATCCTCCCACGCCAGAGCACATAATTCGCCATGTCTCATTCCAGTAAAAACGGCGAGACTCCAAAGGTTTTTAAGCTGACGGTTGTCACAGCAGGCAATAAGGCGTTCAAACTCATCTTTTGTTAACGGGTCCGGGTCAGATTTAGCTCTCTTCAAGGGCACTAAGTTTTGCATGGGGTTTGAAGGTAAATAGCCATTATTTTTAGCGAATTCTAATGCTCCGTTTACTACTCTCAGATAGTAGTTAACAGTCGAGGCTGTACGTCCCTTAACTGGTTCTGTATGCCAGTGTTTAGGGTGTTGAAAACCTACGAGTAGCTCCTTGCGTAGTGAGAGTAAGAACTCCTGATTGATCGAGGCGATGAACGTTTTGGCACCGATGTATGGCATTACATTCTTAATGGCAGCCTTGTAACGTACGTAAGTATTCTTGCAGACGTCTATTTGCTTTAACGACAGCCATTTGTCGGTAAGGGTGGCAAAATCAATGTTGGGTTTAGCTTCACCGAAGCGGGCCAGATTGTGTGAGTCCGGAAATTGCGCGGCATAATCAAACGTTCCCGTTTTTATGGCATAACAAATAGCATTGCGAAGCTCACCGGCTTTTTTACGGTTTTTAGGGGAGTCAGGGACTCCCAAGTTTTCCCTGACTCTAACCCCTTTGTAGAGGAACCAGATGCGGAGTTTCCCGCCGTGGTTCTCCACACCCGTTGGGTACTGAATCATCACGTCTCCTTTTACTGAAACGAACTTAAGCGGAGTAACGACGTGGCTTTGCCATTGCCTGCCGTTCGATCCAACGATCTATCTCTTCCAGGTTATAAAAGCAGGGGCTGTTATCCCAGGGCTGGCCATCAGGCGTGACATGTATGTACTCTTTGCCTTCAAGAAAGCTTTGTTCCCTTGCTCTTTTCAACGTTCCTCTTTTGAACCCTTTAAGCGCAATAAGCTGTTCTTCCGCAACCCATTTCCCAGGGGATACAATCATCACTACTTCACTCATGAAATACTCCTCGGCCCGAAAGCCGCTATCAAAAGACAAAATTTAATTCACTACTAAAAAGCGGGGTGTGGGCCCGGTTATTACTGTGGGATCACTTCATCGTAAGCCGCATCTTGTTCGCTTTTCTCCGCGCCAGAAGGAGCCGGGAATTCGTAAGGAACCCCTTCCAGTTGAAGCCGTAGAGCGGAGCGGGCCGCTTTGATGGTCGGCCAGTCCATGCCCTTAATTCGCTCCCAGGAGCGAGAGCAGAACACCTGTTCCAGAAGATCGGCTTTAGCGCGTTTAGCGTCGTTACTTGTGCCGCCATGATATTTATTCAGCAGCTCGACGATCTCATCGAGGGCGATCTCTTTCGCGCGTTTCTCTTTTTGCCATGTCGGCAAACCATCATCGGCAAACAGCTCGCCATTATCGCGAGAGGTATCCACGCCTAAATGTGTTCCGCCCAGGTTAAGGAACTCAATGTGCGGCAGAAAGTGTTTAAACGTCGGGTTCGCGAATGTCTGGCCGTCAATGCGAGTAGAGCGGTCCTTAAGAATGCGCGCGGTGCGCCATACCTGCCCGGACTCAAGATCCATCTGCTTTTCCATCTGGATCAGAATCGAGGGCTCATAACCTGTCTCGGTTTCGGCTTTCATCTTGATACCGGTTTTCTCTAACTGGCGCTTTCCGTCGTCGCTCTCGAAAAAGTCATATTCATAGCCCGCACGGCCACACATGATGATGTGAGCCTGACTGTTAACGAAACGGTCAGTAAAACGCCGCCATTCCTGTTTCAGCCACGCCCAATCAGAGAATTCAAGGCCACGCTTACGTTTGCGGCGCGTTGCGTACTCATCACACAAGCACGTCCAGAAATGGCTGATGGAGTCGATGATGAGCACGGAACCGCTTTGTTCCGCTTCATTAACAGCGGCAAGCAGATCCACAAACGCGCGTGTTTTAGCCGTATAAAGCTCAATGTCCTCTGCATCGAAACGGGGTTTAACCCAATCCGAGCCGGTTTCGGTATCAAGGAACATTACCGGCTTATCACCCATTGGAAGCCCACGCTGGCGCATCAACAGGACGAGGCCGATCGCCAGTTCGCTGGCAGTGTAAGTTTTGCCGTCTCCGGCAAAGCCCATGATTCCGGCTTTAAGGAAAGCCTGTGTATTAGTGGCTCGTTGGAAAAGGGCCATCTCATCCTCTCCTCAAATCCATGTTAATTGCGCTCTGTTTGGCCGCGAGCGTTTCGGCCGCATACCGCAGGAACTCGGCTGTCTTTTCCTGAAAATCCACATCATCGAAGGTTGCAGTAAGGGCGGCTTTATCCGCTTGGGTGTTGCTGAGTAGAACGTGAAGGTGATGAAACTTAATCTGGCGATCGTATAAGTCGGCCAGCTCTGCTTCTTCCTCTTCCCGAGCTATTTGTATGTAGTGGTCTTGCCATGCGCGCTCTTCGATACCGTCATGCATGAAATAAGCGTTCACGATTCCTCCTGTAAAAGGGCGTAAAAATCCCCGGCGCCTTATTAGCCGCCAATTACGAGGGTTTGATTAATGTCTGAAAGGGGGGGTCAGTGGGTTAGCGGATTACCGAACCCATCAAGAAAAACTTCGACTACACGATCAGTAATGCGGATTTGCTCGCGCATTGAGTGAAGGTAAACGTGTTTACCGCGGATCGCTGAGACTCGATAAGCGCAACCATCGCGGAGCGCCATCATTCCAGGTTCAAGGCATTGCCTGATTAGCGGCATAGTGCCGTAGTGTTGATTAACCATCTTCTCCCTTGCCGTTATCGCCCGGCTGGCGGAACGTTTTGCTAAGTATCACTGAGCCGTGATTGCTGTTGATGGAGTTAATTTAGAATAACCTAAGGATATTCGTCAATATTATTTTGTAGGAAAACCTAAGTTAGGGGGCGGAGTTTTAGCTAAGTTATTGATGAACTTAGCTTTTGACGGGTTAAGTTTTAGAGGAGTATTTTGAGCTTCTTTTTCTTGCTTTGAGTAGTTCTTGATAAAGCCTGTTGTAATTATCTACGCGAGCGCGCATTTCCTCCAATTGTGCATGCTGTTCTGATTCAGGTAACGCCTCATAGAGTTGCAGCAATTCCTTCTGATCTTCCCGCAGGTCGCTCGATAACGCTTGTGGCTCATCAGGCTGCTTATCCTCATCGCCAAACAGCAGCCAGGTGGGTGAGCATTGCAAAGCCTGGCTTAAGGAAAACAAACGCTTCCCGGCCGGTTGAGTCTCGTCTCTTTCCCATTGAGAAATGGTGACATGCGCGACCTTGACTAGCTTACCTAAAGCAGCCTGAGACAAGTTCAGTTCTTTTCGCCTTGCCAGAAGGCGAGCACCAAAAGTTTGTTTTTCCATATTAGGTAATTCTAATTTTTCTTGACTTAGGTTTCCCTACAATCTATTTTCCTTAGGAAAAGCTAAGGAGGTCACACTGTGCGCAAAGAAGATGCCATCAACTTTTTTGGCAACAAAACCAAGCTTGCAGCCGCGGCAGGGGTAAAAGCTCCCTCCGTTTGTTCTTGGGGGGAATTAGTTCCTGAAGGGCGAGCAATGCGTTTGCAAGAAGCGTCTGAAGGAAAGCTGAAATATGACCCTAAGGTTTATGACGCATACAGACAAATCAAACGCTCATCTCGATCTGATTAACTACAAAAAATTAATGGATTTAAATACATACGAACTGTTTTAACGAGAGAAGTTTCAAATATGAATATCGCAAATGAAAGCACAACGAATAAAGCAATGCAGATTGAAACACGTATCAGAAGTGGGATATCTGCGCTTGGAGTAGCGCAGGTTGCCAAGAAAATGGGCATCCACCACTCACAAATTAGCCGGATGCAGACCGGGAAGAATTGTTTTGTTGAGCGTGCTGCCAGGTTGCTGGCGGTAATTGGATTTGATGATCGTGACGAGACGGTAATCATCAAAGGCGAGCAGACAGCAGAGGTGGCGAAAGCGCTGATCTTGATGCTGGAGCATTTAAAAGGCGAAACCCCGGACTGCGGCAACAGTTCCGGGGCTTCTGAGAGCAATGCCTAAACACTACTTACAAGGAAATTATGTCAAACCGCAATTCATTTTTCCAGGCAAATTGGCTCAAAGGCGTTGGCCTTAAACAGACACTACGGGGGCGCTAATGGGTGAGGTTGCTTATGTCGATTTCGGGGCTGAACAGCAGCCCGTGGAGCTTAAAGTGGCTGACCTTGATGATGGGTATGCCAGACTTTCTAACATGCTTCTTGCAGAGTACGCCGGTGCAGATCTTACCAAGCGTCAGTTTAAAGTGCTGCTGGCTATCCTACGAAAAACTTACGGCTGGAACAAACCTATGGACAGGGTTACTGATGCACAGATCGCCGAGATAGCGAAGCTTCCAGTTAAGCGTTGTAACGAAGCGAAGCTGGAGCTTGTTAGAATGGGCGTGATCAAGCAGCAGGGCGGAATGTTTGGGCCTAACCCTAACGTATACGAATGGAATATCCCTCAAAACGAGGGGAAATCCCCTAAAACGGGGAGTATCCCTCAAACCGAGGGAAAATCCCCTAAAACAGGGAATAAAAAATCCCTCAAAATGAGGGTGTCCAATCCCTCAAAACAGGGGAACACAAAAGACACTATACAAAATACAAAAAACAATACCCCCCTAACCCCCCAAGGGGGGAAGGCGAGATTCAACCCGCTTGATGTCGATCTTCCCGATTGGCTCGATCCGGCTGTCTGGCGTGAATGGGTTCAGTACCGAGCCGAGAGCAAAAAAACCATCAAGTCGATGCTGACCGTGACCAAGGCCATCAAGTTGCTGAGCCAGTTCCGTGACTCGGGCGACAATCCGGCGGAAGTGATCAACCAATCCATCGCCAACGGCTGGCAGGGTTTATTCCGCGTCAGAGCAACCGGACGCGCCTTAACCCCGGTTAACGTTGGTCACGTTCCGCATTGGAACAGCCCTGAAGCATGGGAGGACGTACTGTGAGCGAACAACTGATTCAAGCCATTGCACATCAAGACAGCCAGACGCTCTCCCGGCTTGCTAGTAAATACCAACCTGCCCAAGAGCACATCGCAAAGGGAGTAGTGAATACCGAAGCAGAGCGTTTGGTTGATGCGCTGTTTCGCCAGCTCAAACAGGTATTCCCTGCGTCGGCTGCAACAAACTTACGCACCGAAGCCGACGAGGCGGCAGCAAAGCAGCAGTGGATACTTGCATTTGCAGAAAACGGCATCACCAAGAGAGAACAACTGGCCGAAGGGATGAAAAGGGCTCGCGCCAGCCTTTCGCCGTTCTGGCCCTCGCCAGGGCAGTTCATTAGCTGGTGCAAAGAGGGAGATTATGAGCGGTTAGGTCTTCCGGCTACGGATGAACTCGTGACCATGGTTCATTCTTATAGTAAACGACGTGGATTTTATGAAAATCCTACCGATTTTCCTTGGGAGCATCCAACACATTATTGGATGGTGACTCGGCTATATAGCGAAATGCGTCACAATTGTTGGACAGAGGCCGAGCTTGTCGAACAGGCGAAAATCGAATTGATGAAAATGGCTCGGCATATACTAAGCGGGGACCCCATCGCGGAGCCCGTGCTTATGATTAAACCCAAAGAGACGCAGCCGGTTTCCAAGGAAAAAGGGCTAGAGATCATAGCTAAAATACGGCGCGATATATTGCAAAAAAATAAAGTGGTTCGGCAATAAGTGCCTGATTTTCATGAGGGAAGGTGAAGCCGTTTTAATATGACCCCCTATCGCTCGTAAAGGAAAATCAAACATGAACTTGTAAGCAACTCTATTGCAAAATGTTACTAAGAAAGTTATAACTTCTCTGCATCATGAAGTCAGTGTAGGTTTCGATTTGGATAGAAAATTTACGACCTCTCAGGTCGTAACTGCATAAAATAGACTCAGATATAATGGAATGCGGCTATTGCTAATCAGCAACACGATTAATTATAAATTTATTGAATTTTTAATAAGGAAACAACAGTGAATTTAATGCATTTGAAGATAGATAATTTATTTGGCATGCTTGATTACGATTTTCCTTTGGATCAAAATGAAATAACCATACTCACTGGCCCAAATGGATATGGGAAAACAATGATTTTAAAAATAATCAATTGTATACTATCGAATGAACTCAATATACTTTGTAAGCTGAAGTTCGATAAGATAAGTTTAACTTATACTGGTGGCAGTATTGCAATTAGCCATGGTATTGCCATTGGTGAGCTAGTTTTAGAGCACCGCGATAGTATGGGTGGCGAGATATTAACCGAGTATATCAAGCTGGAATTTGAGCGTAAAAAACAGGACGAGTTCATTGTTTTTTATGTAGAGTCGGAAAAGGCAAGTCATAAACAACAAAGAAACACCGAAAAGCCGTTACATTCTCAATATCTGTCAACGATAATTTCAGACCCGATAGTCACGTTTATAATGGCGGATCGTTTGCAGGTTGTTAAAGGTGATACCAGTGTGATTGACTTATGTGCATCAAAGCTTAGAGACCTTATGGAACGGGCACAAGATGAGTCTGCTGAATTGAGCCAAAAATTTGATGCAACATTTCCGATTAGATTATTTGACCGTTTGGATCAGCAAAAAAGATTCTCTTCAAGTAACATCGAAATGCGTTTGCAAGGCGTGCAAGATAAACGTCGACAATATATGCACTATGGTTTAATTCATTCCGAATACGATTTAATGCCGGATAAAAGTACGTCGTTGGCAAACAGCAATGAGTATCTTGGTGTGCTTGATCTTTATATTGAGGATGCACTGGGGAAATTATCACCCTTTCAATTATTGCATCAAAAAATTGATCTTTTCGAATCAATCATTAAAGAAAAGATATTGGCTTTCAAGAGTATTTTTATCGATAGGGAAAGCGGTTTTCACTTTAAAAACTTAAAAGGTGATATGATTGACCGAAATATGCTATCTTCAGGGGAACAGAATCAAATAGTTTTGTTATTTAAGCTAATCTTTGAGCTTGTAACCGAAAAGGTCATACTTATCGATGAACCTGAAATATCTTTGCATGTGGCATGGCAAAAAACCTTTCTCGAGTCCTTAGAGAAAATACAAAATATTAATTGCTATGAGAAAGTTATAATTGCAACTCACTCCCCGCAGGTTATTAGTAAAAACTGGAATTTAACATTTGATCTCTACGAGTTGCTTGAAAAAATGCAAGGCCAAAGTGGGGTGAAGGAATGATGTCTTTACGCGATGCTATTAGCGAGGATGACTGGCTGAGCAGCATGAGACTTTTATTAAGAAACGAGATGAACCGTAAAAGCATCCTTATTGTTGTTGAAGGCATTAGTGACATTAGGTTTTTTAATGCCTACAGGCTTGATAATAGATTGATATATGAATCACCAGAAAATGGAAAGCGAGAGGTCATAACCGCAGTAGAAGAGTTGCGTCAAGCAGGTAATGATGCTGTTTATGGTATTTGCGATGCTGACTTTGATGGGCTGTGCGGGATAAACTATCAAGGAATATTTTATACTGATGCACACGATCTTGAAATGATGCTTGTCAAAGGGGGCGTGGTTGATAAATTTATAATGATGCATACTGACAGGACACTCATTCAAGGAGATAAGGCAGAGCTTTTTTGTAATGAGCTCAAGATGAATTTAATCTGTGCCTGTTACCGCATAGGGTTGTTAAAATGGTATAATTACCTCAACCGAAGTGGCCTGAATTTTAAGGGAATGAATTATAGAGCCTTTATTAACATTAATGGTACAAGTGTTGTAGTAGATGACAAATCTTTTATCCAACATGTCATTTCTAGAAGTAATGCTTACAGGGGAGGGTTAAGCATAACGGACTTACATAACGAAATGCGCAAGCTTGAGTTAATGTCTCCTGATTATTTCTTAATTTGTAATGGTCATGATTTTACTTCTATTTTGAAAATGATGTATGAAACTAATGTTTCAGTCAAAAGGAATATGCGCTTGGATGAAATTGAAAGTTACTTGCGAATGAGTTATGATCAACCAACTTTTAAAACTACTAAATTACACACATCGCTAAGCAGTTTACTGTTGATGCATTAAAATGAAAATGCATATCCATTATGCCGGTTATTCGCACGGCATAATGGCATTAGGCAAGATAATTTTTGATTGTAGTCACTTCTTGTCTGCTTTGAGTGGTTTTATATGGGGGTAAGTGAAGCACCGGCTACATCTTCTCATTCGCTGCCATTATAATTTCACAGGTAATCGTATTTTAATATTATTGTAAAAGGTCTGAACAACCTTAGATGCTGGCTCCACTGGAGAATAGTCCTGTGACGCGTAATTATCTTATCTTTTAATCCTTGAAGGATGGCTGAAAAATGTTAGATTAATAATCTTTGCGTTCGATCTCTGCGAAGGTGCGGCGTGTACCGTCCCGAAAGACGGCATCCGCCTTCACAAATCCAACTTCGCTTCCATTGTCCAGCAATTGCAGCCACTACTGGCTAATATCGATAGCTTCCGCCTGATCATCCAGGTGTATTATTGCATCAGTTATGATTCCTGTAGCCTGTAAATTAAGTGTGAATTTCTCCCTTACGTTCCTACTCAAAATTTAATTGTAATAGCGTATATTATTAATGTTAGTTTTTCTAATGTCATTGAATTATTAATTCCTCAGTAATTATTTGTTGCATAACACCGATTACTTCTTAATAATTTTGCGCCATAATCAATCAGGCCTGATTACTTTCTTTTTTTGTTACATCCGTTATCTTGGAGATTGACAAGTGAAAGTAGCTAATTTAGAGCTTCCCGAAAGCGGTTTAGTAGTCATTGATTGCGAAAAAAGAAAAATAGTCACATCGATAGCCCCACAAAAACTTCCCACAGGGAAAACCAAATTACCTCCCCGCGTACTAATAACCAGAGAAAATCATAATGATTGGCGACATATGTTTTTGAGGAAAAATGAATTCGTTTGCTCTTTGAAGTCTCTTAAAGACGTGATTTCAATGGTAGCAAACAGTGATGATCCTGGCTTCTGGTTGAAGTAAAATAGCACTCAAGCCTGAACAGCTTGCTAAGTAACACTGTGCCATGGAAGGGAATTTATGGCGCAGATTGATTTTAAAAAACTCTCCATCTTTGCACTGATCGCAGCGTCGATTGCGACCAGTGCTCTCGTGTATCCAGCGTTCGACCTCTACGGAGGTGCGGCGTGAATTTTCCCAAAGACGGCATCCGCCTTCACAAATCCAACTTCGCTTCCATCGGCCAGCAATTGCAGCCGCTACTGGCTAATGGTGATTGCTACCGCCTGATCATCAGACCGTGGCGCGAAACTCGCAGCCTTTCACAAAATGCGCTGGCGCACATGTGGTTTGCTGAAATCAGCGACTATCTCATTAAGCGGGGCAAAGCCTTTGCTTCCCCGGCGTGGGTTAAGGACGCGCTGAAGCATTCCTATCTCGGTTACGAACGCCGTGAGATGACTGACATCATTACCGGCGAGAAAACTACAATCAGTTCCCTCCGTCATACCTCCGATCTTGATCCCGGCGAGATGCATTTCTTCCTCTCGCAAGTTGAAGCTTGGGCTCTGAGCATCGGTTGCCGTCTCACTATTCCTGAGGACTGTGAATATGCGCAGTTCCGGGCAGAGCAGGAGGCTTAATCATGCGTATGGGATGGTTTGAACACTCGGATTGCACCGCAGAAGAGGCCGACGAGCTGCTTCGCCAGTATCGCAAACGCGGTATGAAAGCGGAGCGGTCTCTGTCTGCTGACTGTAAGACATTCGTTGTTCGCGTGCTGCTGCCGGAAAGCAAATATCCGCCACGGCAGGACACTACATTTCAACAGCGGATGTGGAGGTGAGTGTGAAGAGTATTTATCGAAGCGCTAAATGGCTGGCCGCCGTTCGCCAGTTAGATTGTTGCGTCCTTTGCCGCCGCTGGGGTGTACAGGCGGCACATCGCAACGAGGACAAAGGCATGGGCCTTAAGGTCGATGACAGCCTGACGGCAGCGCTCTGTGTTGACTGTCATCATGCTATCGATAACGGCAGCGAACTGACAAGAGAGGAGCGTCGCGCACTAATGGACCGCGCCATCGTGCTTACGCTTCGGGAGCTGACACGGCGCGGTCTGGTGGTGCCCAAATGACAAACACCTATGAATTCATATTGCCGTATCCACCAAGTGTTAACGACTACTGGCGGCGTGGAAATGGCATTACCTACATCAATAAGAAAGGCCGCGAGTACCGTCGGGCAGTGCAGGAGATCCTGCATATCCTCAAGCTCGACATAAACACCCCTGCGCGGCTGAGGCTGCGCATTATCGCGAACATGCCTGATAAGCGCCGCCGCGATATCGACAACATTCTCAAAGCGGTCTGTGACTCACTAGAGAAGGGCGGTTTCATGCAAAACGACTCGCAAATAGACGAACTAAAAGTGGTACGCGGGGAAGTCATTCCCGGTGGGCGTCTGGGTATTAAAGTCACGGAGATTGAAGAGTGATAGCACAGGATTACGAATACATCCGTCAGCAACTCATTACCGCGACCGCTGATTTAAGCGGGTCAACCAAGGGGCAACTCGTTGCGTTCGCAGAAAACGCTCAATTAGCCACGAACCGCTACAAGCGAAAGCGCCTGAAGGTTAGGGATGAGGAAACCGGGAAGATGATTACCTTACATAACCCACCCGTACCAGGAGTGCAGTCCCGAGCCAAAGGTTCATCAATCGCGCTGGTGCTTCCCGTCGAATACGCTACCGCGAGCTGGCGTCGGGCTGTACTGGCGCTTGATGAAGTCGAATGCGCCTGGCTGCTGTGGTGTTACTCCGAAAACATACGTTATGCACATCAGGTCGAGATAGTACGCTGGGGATGGGAGACTTTCAGCGAGGAACTCAAAGGACAGCGCATCGCCGGTAAGACACTGGAGCGTTTGCGTGCGTTGGTATGGCTGGCGGCGCAGGACGTTAAACGCGAGTTACGAAATGAGCCACAAGGCTGCTACAAAGCCCAGGAGCTGGCGCAGATGGTTGGGGTAACAAAATCTACGTGGTCTGAAGGATATGCCGCACGGTGGGCGCAAATGAGAGCCAATTTTCTGTATCTGGATAAGAGGGCCGTAATAGATGCAGCAAAAACACGTTCGATGCAGAAGGTGGTAAATTACAAACAAGTTATTGCAAAACCGAACAAAAACCGGTAAATTTATCTACATTATGTTATTTTGCCTCTGTTGTATCTAACCCGCCTTGTGCGGGTTTTTTGTTTCTGCGACATGTGCCATCAGATAATATGGCTTCTATTACCGATACCTTCAGAGGCAACAAATGGCACTGGTGTTTATTCCTGCTCTCATCGTTTTACTCACTGCAAAAGAGAAAGAACTCGGTCGCGAGTTGACGCAACAAGAGGTTGAGACACTGCGCGATAATGCAGTCGGTATGGTAATGCCTGACGAAATCGCTTTAGAAATGAATGAGAGCCGTGGCTATCCTGACGTTGACCCGGAGAACGTCTGGCATGATTGGCTTTCCTACAAAAACTCTTTTGACGTCCAGTAAAGAGATACGTTCCTCCTCTTTAACATAGACAAATTCTAAAACCGCCTTGTTGTCCGGGTGTAGAGCTTCTTGTGTGAGATGTGGCCTTTTCGTGTTGTCTGCCTTTTTAACATTGCAAACGCGCCAGAAACTGAAAATTTGATAATAATCACGCTATGAAAATAAAAGATCTTAAGTTAATGCCATCGACACTTTTTTTACCAAGACCTTGCTACTTTTAAAGTGCGCCCCTCACATGGTGCAAATAATTAGCTGTAGCGAATTCTTCCGGTATTGAGTGTCGAGTGCATCTTTATTGTTAAAATTAAGATGTGCCGCACCTAACTAACTCAGGGAAGAATAGTACGTTACAGAACAAGGGCTATGGAGCGTCCTGAAGTCACGCATGTCGCCAGTTCTGCCGAACTGGCTTTTTTTTGGGGTAAAACTTTATTTATCGGTAATGGCTTGTAAATTTAGTGCCCAATGCTAAGTTTTTTTTCATCGTTGCATTGGCATGCGCGATAGACATCAATCACTTTTAATGGTGAATCCCCCTGTGCGGTGGGGTATTACTGGCGAAGTTCAAGGGTGAGCAGCATGCGAGACTTTGTTGCCAGTCAAAGTCTCACCGGGAAGCACCCGGCACTATTATTTATGAGGTTCCTTTTAAGGCCAGCTTGTCCGAGCTGGCTTTTTTTGCCCTTTTCCTTATCTCCGTTCCACTCCCGTCTTAACACAGAACACTTCCCTGAACAGAGGAGGTGAGAGTATGTATCAAATGGATAAATTAACGACAGGCATTGCCTATGGTACATCTGTAGGTAATGCCGGGTTTTGGGTGCTCCAGCTCCTCGATAAAGTTTCCCCATCACAGTGGGCGGCTATTGGTGTACTCGGCAGCCTGGTATTCGGTTTCCTTACCTTCCTGACCAACCTCTATTTCAAAATCAAAGAAGATCGGCGTAAAGCCGCAAGGGGAGAATAATGTCCCCGCCATTAAAACAACGAATCGTCGCAGCTGTGGGCGGTGGGGCTATTGCCATTGCCACCGCAATGGTTGCTGGTAAAGACGGCTTAGAAGGACGCGAGTATGTGCCTTATCGGGATGTGGTTGGCGTTCTTACGGTCTGTGATGGACATACCGGCAAGGATATCATTCCGGGAAAGCGTTACACCGATGCCGAGTGTGATGCGCTTACCCAAGCTGATATGACACATATTGCTCGCCAGATTGATCCGCACATCAAAGTAAACACTACTGATACCCAACGCGCCGCTATCTACTCATTTGCCTATAACGTCGGCCCCTCAGCAGCTATCAAATCTACCCTGATGAAAAAGCTTAACGACGGTGATTATGTCGGGGCATGTAACGAGCTTAAGCGCTGGATTTACGCTGGTGGCAAGAAGTGGAGAGGGTTGATGAGCAGGCGAGAAGTTGAACATCAGGTTTGCATGTGGGATCGGTAATGAAGGTCATTGGAAAATTTGTAATCTATGTACTGCTTTTTATGCTCACGGGTTTACTTTCCTGGCGCGCTGGCTGGAATGCCCACTCTGATTACGTAAACGCGATGGCGGCAAGAAAGAAAGCAAAAGCTGAAGATATGATTCGTTCTTCTGAGATTAAAGCTGCTCGCACCAGTCACGAAGGAAAAATCGTTTACCATGTTATCAATCGTGATGTAATTAAATATGTCCAGTCTCCAAATCGTACTGTGTGTAAGTTTGACAATGATGCTGTGCAGTTGCGGCAGCGCGCCATCGACGCTGCCAATTCCCTCAGCGGATTTGATGGAGCCCCCATGCAAAGCAAGTAATGCTGGTAGAAACAGTGACGAAGATTTACTGGCTGATGTAGAAACCGCAAAGTGCTTAAGACAGTTAAGGCTCGACAAATACCGATGGCAGGCTTGGTATAATTCTCTTAAATAGGCGCATTTATGAGCTATAAACCCCTATTTTTTGCTTTTTTATGGTCTTTATTGTGGGTAATCGCCTGATAAAGCAAGGAATTATCTGACATGGTGCGCATATCCTCTGCCTTAAATTAATTCTCCCTATTAACGTCCAAAAATAGCCAATCTACGATATATTGATTGTTACTATCAATTGTTTTAAAATTTTCGATAGTTATTTCCGATTTGGTGTTAAGCTTCGTGTAACTTCGGTTCACCTGGCAACACCAGATGAGTGTATTGAAGCCAGTTTAATTGGCCGAACGTCGACATTTTCCGGTGGCACCTGAGTGTTGACTTCGTTAAGCCCAGCTAAGCGATAAACAAAGGCCACGCTTTTGCGTGGCCTTTTCTGTAACGAGATGGGTTTTCTCTAGCCCATGTTCGCTGGGAATAATTATGAATGATGTCATGCTCTTCGGTGAGGGCTGGAATGGCGAAATTTTGACGATAGCAAATCGTGCAAGAGCCATTCACCATATACCCATTAAACACGAAACCAGAACCGTTACATTTTTTATCACAACATACATATCTGATAGCGGCATACCTTATCTTATCGGTATCTCTGAACTAGAGCCTTCGCAGGAAGATATTGAAAAGGCCATCGTGATTTATTCACCTAGGGGTACGTCTTTTCCGAAGTACTAAACCCTTTTAAAGGCCTTTGTCGCTCGATAGTGAAGAGGTGAGCTTGAGGAGTCCAGATACGTCAAGTTCAGGATCTTTTTTATCTAGAGAGGCTGCGATCGACAGTAGCGCGTTGAACTGAGTAAGCAAAACTGTCGTTTCGGATTTGAAAGAATTATCTTCCGAGTCCAGTGCTGCGTTGATTGCTTGCTTAACGGATTCAATCATTTCCTCAAAACTGCCACCTTTACCAATTGTAATCAACATCGCACTTAATAGTAGAGCCTGAGCTTCTACCTGCGCAGTCAGTTGCTTCGTTTCTGCATCCATTTTGGAAATCTTTGCAAGCATGCTGTAAATCACGTTTTTCATTAAGCTCTCCTTTTCTTTAGTTCACATTAACAACGCAGTTAATGGGGACAATCAAATTCATCCTAAAAGCTTCAGGAAGCTGGATATATTCTGCATATTTTGGGGTGAGTTACTTCACATAACCATAAGCAACTTAAATGGAACTTAATTGTGAATTAAAGCTGAATAAAGATGGTATGGAAGATACTAGTCCCACCACAGGGATAAGCGGCCGTTAGTTGTAAGAAGTTGCGGCCCAGCACAACCTGCTCAGCAAACGTTACGTTCGATGCAACCAGCATGGATGATGTAACCCGCCCTGGCTTACTGACTCAGCTGAACGGGATTATTTCACCCTCAAAGAGCGAATCGGCACCATCACAGGGCAAGTAAATTTCTTGCAGCAGTCCATCAAAGAGCAGTGTTTAAGATAAAAAAAGCCTCTGTATGATCAGAGGCTGAAATGGTGATGCAAGGGAACAGCTTTCTTTTAATAGTTATCTGGGAGCCCGGTCAGGACTGAATGTCGTCTGGAGTGCGCTGGACAACAATCTCTAATGCGTTGCGGAGAATATCTTTCTTTACCTCGTTATGCTCAACCTGAAGTCTGTAGATCAAAGCAAGGATGATATCTTTATTGGTAACACTGTTTTTTTTTGCAGTCAGTTCTAAGCGGATTTCTGAGATGATAACTTTTTCGCAAAGGTATTGATCGCCATTAGCAGCAAAGTAGTCGACAAGCTGAGAATCTGCGGATACTGAGGGTGCCATATGTAGCCTCATAATTTAAGAACATTAGAGACTGTTCATTGCCTCGTAGGGAAGTTACAGTCTGATTGGATGTGAACACATCAAAAAAGGACCTCTGAAGGTGGAAATCCTTACACCTTCAGAGGCGATGCAAAGCATCATTCGTTACTTACGGTGATATACCGTTGCACAAACCTATACACATTCACCAAACCTGTACATCAAGAAATGTAGCATAACGTGTGGTCATTCCTGTATATGGAATGCATCTTCTATTTCAATCAATTTTTTTGAAGTGGCATTGCCTTATCTTAATAGGACTTGGATTAAAAATTACTTCTAATATGCCTTATAAGATCAATATTTTTGAATGAAAATAATTAATGTTACGTTAAGAAAATTTGGCGCTAAAAAAACCTAAACTTGTACAGTATTGATTTTTTGGCATCCATTCACCCGCCTGTTGGCGGTTTTTTTATGCCTGCGACAAACAAGGTTTATATGAAATATTGCTGTTGCATAACCTCATAGACCTTAGCCAAAGCAATGTCGGATTAAAGTGTTATCCGTTACAGCAATAGAGAACATCTTTCGTGTGGTTTGCCTTCTGTAATCCTACTGAAAGGAATTGCGCATGCCCCCAAGAATTCCTAAAGCCTGCCGTAAACGTGGATGCGGTAAATCAACTACAGACAGAAGCGGATACTGCGAAGTGCATAAAGGCGCTGGCTGGGAACGACACAATAAAGGGCGGTCAGCAGCACAGCGAGGCTATGGTGCTGAGTGGCGAAAGGTAAGGAACCTGGTTATCAAGCGCGACAAGGGGTTGTGTCAGACCTGTAAGCGTGAGGGCGTCATTCGTCCCGGCTCAAGCGTCGACCATATCATTGCTAAAGCTCACGGGGGCACAGACGACCCGAGTAATCTCGAATGCATTTGCTCTGAACATCACAAGGCTAAAACAGCGAGAGAGCGACTGAGCGTGATGCGGTGAAAGATGCAGGGCATCAGGAACAGTGAGCAGGGAGGGGCGGGGGTAAATCTCTGGGGGATAAAGAGCTCCAGACTGCCCGCCCCGCTAAATTTTTACGCGTGAGAAATAAGAATTTTTTTCCGGGAGGCTTTTTGCCGGTTTCTTGCTCAGCCAGGAGGTGAATTTATGGCCGGAGTCCGGGCCGCTGGTGGAGGTCGAAAGAAGAATCTTCCTGTAAGCGGCAAAAGCTCAATTACAAATATCAGACCGCCACAAGAGCTAATGAGCGCCGTGGCGGTGAAGGTCTGGAAAAGCACCTCAAAGATACTTATTGAGCGTGGTTTATTTGAACCGGAGGATGCTCCTGTCCTCATGGCCTACTGCAATGCATTTCACCTCATGATCGAAGCCGAGAAGATGATCGCAACCAGTGGAATCATCGCTACCGGCGAGAGCGGCATCAAAAAACATCCCGCGATTAATGTTCGAAACGATGCCGTAGCGCAGATAGCCAGGCTTGGCTCGTTGCTGGGCCTGGACCCAATGAGTCGTGCGCGTATGCTCGGTGCGGGTACGCCTGACGATGAAGAGGGAAATGAATTTGATGAGTTTTAACTTATGGCGACTTATCCGAACGTTAACGACGCGAATCGCTACGCGCGGGATGTTGTCGCTGGGAAGATTCTCGCCTGCCGTTATGTAAAGCTCGCGTGTCAGCGCCATCTTAATGACCTTGAGCGGGCCAAAGATCAGCGCTGGCCATACAGGTTCGACAGAGATAAAGCCGAGCGTTTTTGTCGCTTCTCGCAAAAAATGCCCCACACGTCCGGCGAATGGGCTCGTAAAAAGCTCCGGCTGACGCTGGAGGACTGGCAAAAGTTTTGTTTCTGCGTTTCGTTTGGCTGGGTTCGCAAATCAGATGGACTTCGCCGCTTCCAGGAGATTTACATCGAGGTTCCCCGTAAGAACGGGAAATCACTCATTGCTGCCAGCGTGGGCATTTACATGTTCTGCGCGGACGACGAGCACGGCGCTGAAGTTTACTGCGGAGCCACGACAGAAAAGCAGGCGTTTAAAGTCTTTGAACCTGCGCGCCAAATGGTGCAGAAACTCCCGGCGCTGCGTAAGCGCTTCTCAATAAAGCCGTGGGCAAAAAAAATGACCCGGCCAGATGGCTCGGTGTTTGCGCCGATTGTCGGCGACCCTGGTGATGGTGACTCGCCGAGCTGTGCGATTATCGACGAGTATCACGAACACGCCACAGATGCGCTTTACACGACAATGACGACCGGGCAAGGGGCGCGTGAACAGCCCCTGACGCTCATCATCACGACAGCGGGCTACGATATTGCCTCGCCCTGTTATGACAAGCGCTCACAGGTGGTAGAAATTCTTGAAGGCATTCGCACTGACGGTGCAAATGAGACGATTTTCGGCATCATTTACACCCTTGATAAGGATGACGACTGGACCTCTGAGGAAGCCATTCGGAAAGCGAACCCTAACCTTGGCGTTTCGCTCAAGCCTGAATTTCTGCGCGCCAAACAGGAGCTTGCAAAAACCACCCCGAGCCAGACTAACAAGATCCTGACCAAGCACTTCAACCTTTGGGTCTCAAGTAAAGCCGCGTTTTACAACATGCAGCGCTGGCAGGAGGCTGCCGACCCGTCGCTGACGCTTGCCGATTTTGAGGAAGAGCCGTGTTATCTCGGGATCGACCTGGCATCAAAGCTCGACCTCAACGCCGTGGTGCCAGTATTCATGCGGGAAATCGATGGGCTTAAACACTTTTACTGCGTCGGCGCTCAGTTCTGGGTGCCAGAGGATACGGTCTACTCAACAGATCCGCAGCTAAAACGCACCGCCGAGCGCTATCAGTCGTTTGTAAATCAAGGTGTGCTGATCCCGACCGATGGCGCAGAAGTCGATTATCGGGTGATTTTCGAGTCGATTCTCAGGCTCCGTGACAAGGTGAAAATCGAGATATGCCCCATCGACCCTTACGGCGCGACGTCACTGGCGCATATGCTCAACGATGAAGGGCTAAATCCTGTCACCATTACGCAGAACTTTACGAACATGTCCGACCCGATGCGAGAAATCGAGGCCGCGCTCGCGGCTGGCCGTTTCCATCACGACGGAAACCCGATCCTGACCTGGTGCATCCAGAACGTTGTCGGCAAGTATTACGCAGGCTCTGACGATGTTGTCCGTCCGACCAAAGAGGGCAACGAGAACAAAATTGACGGCGCAGTCGCGGCAATGATGGGTGTTGGCCGTGCCATGCTCAACGAGCCAGGCGATTTCCTTTCTAATCTCGACGACGAGGACATTCTAGCTATATGAAACTCCACGATCTGTTTGGCGTCGCAGGCTTTGGCTTGCTTGTTGCTGCCAGCTACCTGCGCTTTGGTCTGGCTCCGGCACTGGCGGTTGCTGGTAGCGGTTTTCTAATAACTGGGCTCGCAATGGCTCGCAACAGGAGGCGCTGATGTTACTCGACGCGTTTTTCCGTTCTGACCCTAACGCGGCGCAGGGTAATCCCGAAAATCCCGCCACACCGCTGACAGGCGAAAATATCGCGACAACGTCCGGCATGGTTTCAGACGTTTTTGTCTCGCCTGAGACGGCTATGAAACTAGCGGCGGTTTATTCCTGTATTTATGTTCTCTCGTCGAACCTGGCGCAAATGCCCCTACACGTTTTGCGGCGCGAAGGGAAAGACGTTCGGCAGGCAACAGAGCATCCAGTTTTCCATCTCGTTCATGACGAGCCGAACCCGTGGGAGACCTCGTATAAATGGCGCGAGCTGATGCAACGTCACGTTTTAGGTTGGGGCAATGCGTACACAGAGATTAAACGCAATCGGCGCGGCGAGGTTATCGAGCTGGCGCACCGGATGCCGTGGGAGTCGTGTCTGACTAAATTTGATGGCCGTTGGCGTTACGGTATTTACACCGAGGACGGAAGCTGGTCGGTTCACCCCGACGATATGGTTCACATTAAGGCGATTGGTAACTGCGACAAATGGGGGCTCTCCCCGATTATGCAGCACGCGCAAACCATCGGCCTGGGGCTCTCAGGGCAGAAGTACACAGAGAGCTTTTTTAACGGCAACGCGCGCCCGGCGGGGATAGTGTCCGTCAAGCAGGAGTTGAACGATAAATCGTGGGATCGGCTTAAAAAAATCTGGCAGAAAGCCGCTGCCGCGCTCCGTTCGCAGGAAAACAAAACGCTCTTGCTCCCTGCCGAACTGGATTACAAAGCCCTGACCATATCGCCGGTAGACGCGCAGCTCGTCGAAATGATGAAGCTAAACCGCAGCATGATAGCGGGGATTTTCAATGTGCCGGCGCACATGATTAACGACCTCGAAAAAGCGACGTTTTCCAACATTTCCGAGCAGTCGATTCAGTTCGTGCGATTCACGATTATGCCGTGGGTTGTTAACTGGGAGCAGGAGCTAAACCGCCGCCTTTTTACCCGGCAGGAGCTGGCCGCCGGTTATTACGTCAAATTCAATCTGGCCGGGCTGTTGCGTGGTACGCCGAAAGAGCGAGCCGAGTTCTATCACTACGCAATCACCGACGGCTGGTTAAGCCGTAACGAAGTCCGAGCGCTGGAAGATAAAAACCCGGTTCCGGGGCTTGATGAGATGCTCGTGTCGGTCAATGCGGCGCAGACAAGCGGAAGTAAAGACAAAACCCCGGAGGGAAATCCTGACAATGAGTGATATTGAAAAGCGCTGTTACGTTGGTGAAGTCCGCGCCGCTGAGGTTGAGGGCGAACCAACCAAAATTATTGGCTATGCGTCTGTATTTAACAGCCGTTCTGAGCTGATTTTCGGCTCGTTCCGCGAAGTGATTAAGCCGGGAGCGTTTGACGACGTCCTCGGCGACGATGTTCGCGCCCTGTTTAACCATGACCCTAATTTTATTTTAGGACGCAGCTCGGCGGGGACGTTGTCCCTCTCTGTCGACGACAGAGGCTTGCGTTACGAAATCACAGCTCCACAAACGCAGACAATCCGCGATCTGGTTCTCGCGCCGATGCAGCGCGGAGACATTTCACAAAGCTCCTTTGCGTTCCGTGTCGCCCGCGACGGCGAACGCTGGTATCAGGATGAAGACGGCGTCGTCGTTCGCGAAATTACTCGCTTTTCCCGCTTGCTGGACGTTTCGCCTGTCACCTATCCGGCTTATCAGGAGGCCGATAGCGCCGTCCGTTCGCTGGAGCAGTGGCGCAGCCAACAGGCAGAGCAGGATCAGCGGAGTGCTGAGGCGCGGCAAAAGCAGGCGACAGAGAAAGCCGCTCGCGAGCGTGTTCTCGACCTGATAGCGCGACCGTAATTTTAAATAAACAATTCATTAAACAACCTCGCTTCGGCGGGGTTTTTTTATATCTGAAAAAAGAGTGATAGATCTCATGAAATTGCACGAAATGCAGCAAAAACGCGCCACTATCGCCGCTGAAATGCGCGCCCTGAACGAAAAAATCGGCGACGGGTCCTGGACTGAGGAACAGCGCAGCCAGTGGGATAATGCAAAGCACGAATACGACAAGCTCGACGCGGCGATTAAGCGCGAGGAAGAACTCCGCGCGATGGATAATATCCTCGCAGCCGAAAACGAACCCGAACACCGCAACAACCCGGAGGGCTCCGAAGATGAACGTCGCGCCGCTGTTTTCGACAAGTTTGTCCGCCACGGCTTAGGGGAGCTGTCAACGGAAGAAAAGCGCACTCTAAAAGAGTTCCGCGCCCAGGGTATCGACGACGGCGAGGGCGGCGGTTCTAAAGGCGGTTTCACTGTGCCGAAACAGTTCCGAAACCGTGTCGTTGAGGCAATGAAAGCCTACGGCGGGATCGCGGGTGTTTGCCAGATTCTGAGCACCTCGAACGGTCAGGATATCGACTGGACTTACAGTGACGGCACCGCTGATATGGGCGTGATGCTCGGAGAGAACGAGGAAGCGAGCGAAGGCGATGTCACTTTCGAGCCGATCACTATCGGTGCCAAAAAAATGACGTCGAAAATTATCCGCGTTTCTAACGAGCTGTTATTGGATAGCGGCATCGACATGAACGGCTATCTGGCCGCACGTATCGCGCAGCGCCTGGGCCGTGGCGAAGCAGCGCAAATCGTTAACGGTGACGGCACCGGTAAAAACGTTAAAGGCTTGGCTAAGTGGGTGACGAAAACCACATCCGCCGCAGCCGCTGACGCGTTTACTTGGGAGGAGTTGCTCGCGCTGAAACACAGCGTCGATCCTGCCTATCGCAATTCGCCGAAATTCCGCTTTGCATTTAACGACAATACCCTGCTGAAAATCTCCTCTATGAAAGATGCGCAGGGCCGTCCGCTCTGGCTCCCGGATGTGGTTGGTATGGCACCGGCGACCGTGCTCAACGTGCCTTACGTTATTGATCAGGCGATTGCCGATATTGGCGCGGGTAAACAGTTCGTGTATTGCGGTGACTTTGACCGCTTCATCTTACGCCGTGTGGCGTACATGACCCTGATGCGACTCACTGAGCGTTACGCGGAATATGATCAGGTAGGCTTCCTGGCATTCCATCGCTTCGACTGCGCCCTCGAAGATGCCGCAGCGGTTAAAGCGCTGGTCGGTAAAGCCGAGGCAAAGTAACAGGGGTGACGCTTGACCCGACCGTGCTTTCTGTCGCGGTCGGCACAGCCTCGCCAATTAAAGCAAGTGTCACCCCTGCAAACGCCACAAACAAGGCGCTTAACTGGACGTCAGGAGACGAAGCCATTGCAACCGTTGACGCCTCGGGCGTTGTTACTGGCGTCGCTGAGGGCGGCCCGGTAGACGTTACCGCGACAGCGGCGGACGGCTCCGGCGTTTCTGCTTCCTGCGCCGTCACTGTCACAGCGGAAAAGCGAACTAAATCTAAATAACGCCCTCCGGGGCGTTTTTTATTGAGGCCGAGCCGTGATTCTTTCCCTTTCAGAAATTAAAACGCAGTTGCGTATTGAGGAGGATTTCACCGAGGAGGACGCGCTTTTAACCCTCCTCGGCGGGGCCGCTGAGGCCCGCACCTCGAATTACCTCAACCGCAGGTTATACGCGACGGAAGTCCCCGACACTGACGAGGACGGACTCGTCGTATCTGACGATATCCGCCAGGCAATGCTGATGCTCTGTAGTCATTTTTATGAAAACCGATCATCAACGTCTGACGTGGAAATGACAGAGATGCCGCAGTCGTTTAAATGGCTTGTCGATGCATACAGGTTTATCCCGCTATGAAAAGAAGCCCGTCACAGACAGCGACGCGCTATTCGTTTCCCGACCCCGGAGAGCTTAACCGACGCGTTCAGTTCAGAAAGCGCGTTGATTCACCGGCGGCTGATTTCGGCACGGAAAGCGAGGAGCTCGACACCTTCCGGGTGTGGGCGAGAGTCCAGCAAACCGGCGCGACGACTTATCAGTCCTCTGTTCAGACCGGCGAGGCCGTGACGCACCTCATCACGATTCGCTACCGGTCGGGCATGTCGAACGAGTGGCAAATCGTGTTGCCCGGAGGTGAGGTTTTGCGCGTCCGCAGAATCCGGGATCTCAATTCCGAGCACCGGTTCTTGCTCCTGGAGTGCGAGAGCCTCGGCGACGCGGATCACTACTGTGGGGTGGTTTATGGCTGATTCCCCTCTCTTTCACGTCGATTACGACGTCCCGGAGCAGATGGAGTTTAAACGCCCCGTCATGCGCCAGGCATTCGTCAAAATCGGTCAGGTTCACATGAAGGATGCCCGTCGGCTGGTGACGAAGCGGGGAACGTCGAAACCCGGCGAAAACCCCGGATACAAAACCGGCAGGCTGGCGCGCTCAATCGGCTATTACGTTCCGCGAGCCTCGAAAAACCGTCCCGGCCTGATGGTGCGAATCGCGCCGAACCAGAAACGTGGCGAGGGCAACCGGCCCCTTGAGGGTGACTTTTACCCGGCCTTTCTGTTCTACGGCGTTCGCCGTGGCGCGAAGCGGCAGCGCTCGCACCACAAAGGCAAATCCGGCGGCTCCGGGTGGAAGGTGGCCCCACGTAATAACTACATGACCGAAGTGTTAGCGCAGCGCAAAGCCTGGACGCGCTACACACTGCAACGCGCGTTACGAAAAGCCTTGCGACCGCCGAAAGTCAGGAGGGTAAGGGCATGAAATTATCGTTGATTATCGAGGCGTTGAGAGAGCGAGCTCCGTCTTTTAAATCGCGAGTCGCGGGCGCGGCTGAGTTTCAGGCGCTGGAGCCTAACGCAAAGATGATGCTTCCCGCCGCTTACGTCATTCCGACTGGCGATACCGTCTCCCGCCAGGAGTCTCAAACCGACTACTACCAGGTTGTGAATGAGGCTTTCGCCGTGGTTGTCGTGCTCGACAACCGGCGTGACTTGCGCGGGCAAACCGCCGCTTTTGATGCCGTCGACACTATCCGCCGCGAAATATTCCTCGCCCTGCTGGGCTGGGAGCCGGACGAAAACACACATCCGATTGAGTATGACGGCGGGCAGGTGGTCGAAATGAACCGCGCCGCGCTTTATTACCAGTTCGATTTTACCGCGATGCGTGAGCTTACAAGTGATGACACCCGCCATGGCGTCGACCTTGATTCACTGGAACCTCTTAAGACAGTAGTTATCGACATGGACTTTATCGACCCCGGCAACGGGCCGGATGGCGACATCGAGCATCACGACGAAATCCACTTCACGGAGTAAATCCCATGTTTGTCATTCCAGTTAAAGGGCGGAAAGTCCCCGATCCGCGCCGGGGCGACTTTTTGCCCGAAAAGGGGAGAAATGTCGAAAAAAACTCCTACTGGCTCCGCCGTCTCATGGACGGTGATGTAAAAGAAACCTCTCAAAAAAAGAGCGATTAAATGTCTGTTAGTTTTGATTCCATCCCTTTAAATATCCGCGTTCCGCTGTTTTATGCGGAAATGGATAACAGCAAGGCCAACACCGCGCAGACCTCCGCGCCCGCGCTCCTGATTGGTCAGGCGCTGGAAGATGCAACCATCGAGCGTAATAAGCTGGTTCTGATGCCGACCGCCGATCAGGCACGCAAGTTATGCGGGCAGGGATCACCGCTGGCGCGCATGGTGGACGCCTATCGCAAAACAGATCCGTTTGGCGAGCTGTATGTTATCGCCGTTTCTGACCCGGAAGGGGCTCCGGCGGTTGGTGAGGTAACGTTCTCCGGCAGCGCTAACGTGTCGGGCGCGGTCTCGCTGTATATCGGTGCCAAACGGATCGCGGGCGCGGTAACGTCCGGCGATACAGCGCTGGACGCGGCACAATCTCTGGCCGATGCCATTAATGCCGACCCCGATCTGCCTGTTCTGGCGTCCGCGACCGCTATTACCAGTGACGTAAAAATCACCGAGCTGATGGTCGCCCCGACGCTGACCGTTAAAACCGGCGAAAGCGCAGGCGTCGACGTGACCATTCTCCCGGACAACGCCACCAATAAAACCCTCTCCTGGGAATCTGACGACACCGCGATCGCCACGGTTGACGATAACGGCACCGTTACCGGTATTGCTGAAGGTGCCGCCAACGTTACCGCGACGACGACCGACGGTTCCGGGCTTTCTGGCGTATGCGCGGTTACTGTCGAACAAGGCGAAGTGCGATCAGCCAAACGAAGCCTCAAAAAAGCGACCTCCGCCCGCGCTGCCGCTCAGGTTATCGGGGCAAAAGTCACGCTGACCGCAAAATACAGCGGCGAGGCGGGCAATCAGATCCCGCTGATGCTGAACTATTACGGCGCGATTAGCGGCGAAGAAATCCCGGACGGTCTGGCCGTTTCCCTGTCCGCCATGCAGGGCGGCGCGGGGGTAATCAGTCTCGATAACGTGATCGCCGCGATGGGCGATGAGCCGTTCGATTTTATCGGCCTGCCATATAACGACGCCGCGACGTTAAAGCAGATGGGCGAGGAGATGAACGATTCCTCGGGCCGCTGGAGCTGGTCACGTCAGCTCTACGGGCATGTGTACACCGCCAAAATTGGCACCCTGACGGATCTCGCCGCGTTCGGGGAAGCGCTTAACGACCCGCACCTCACCATTGCGGGTTACGAGCCAAAAACGCAGACCGCGCCGGAGGAGCTTCTCGCGTCCCGCCTGGGACGTCAGGCAGTGTTTATCCGCAATGACCCGGCCCGACCGACACAGACCGGTGAAATCACCGGCGCGTTACCGGCTCCGGTGGGTGAACGTTTCTCCATGACCGAGCGCCAGTCCCTGCTGACTCACGGGATCGCCAGCTCGTCCGTAAACAGCGGGACGCTTCTTATCGAGCGCGATATCACGACCTATCAGAAGAACAAATTCGGCGTGGCGGATAACAGCTATCTCGACAGCGAAACGCTCCACACCTCCGCCTATGTTCTGCGCAAGCTGAAATCGGTCATCACGACCAAATATCCGCGACACAAGCTCGCGAATGACGGGACTCGCTTCGGGCCTGGTCAGGCGATTGTTACTCCGTCCGTGTTACGCGGTGAAATGTGCGCCGCTTATCGCGAAATGGAGCTCGCCGGTATTGTCGAGAATTTCGAAGTGTTCAAAAAATACCTAATTGTTGAGCGTAACGCTGACGACCCGAACCGCGTCGACGTTCTGTTCCCGGCTGATTATGTGAATCAACTCCGCGTGTTCGCGCTTAAAAATCAGTTCCGCCTCCAGTATTCGAATGAGGAAATGGCAAATGGGTAAGATTGCAGGCACCTGTTACATCAAAGTTGACGGGCTCCAGCTCTCCGCAACCGGCGGCGTGGAGGTTCCCATGAACACGCGTCTTAAAGAGGACGTGATCGCTCTTGATGGCTCTGTCGACTACAAGGAAACGCACCGCGCGCCCTATACCAAACTCACCGCGAAAGTTCCGAAGGGGTTCCCGCGCGACAAGCTGATCAGCTCGGAAAACATGACGGTAACGAGCGAGCTCGCAAACGGGGACGTGTATGTCCTTTCTAACGCGTGGGTTAATGGCGAAATGAACCATAACCCCGAGGACGGCACGGTCGACATTGAGTTTCACGGTCAGGAGGGCTTTTATCAGTGATTAAAGAAATTACACTTTCCCAGCCAGTCATGGCGCACGGCGAAAAACTTCATGTGCTGGAACTACGCCCGCCGCGCTTCGATGAGGTCGAGTCCCTCGGTTTCCCGTTCACCGTTGCCGGTGATGGCGGAATGAAAATCGACAGCGCCGTCGCCCTGAAATACATCCCCGCACTGGCGGGGATTCCCCGCAGTTCCGCCGAAAAACTGGCGCTCCGTGATGTGTTCATGATCTCCATGCATATCATGGGTTTTTTTACGTCCTCGGGAACGGAAGTGGACTTCGTCGACGCCTCTACAACGTCGCCCACTTCTGGCGAGTAAACCCTTTAGAGCTGAAACGCGCCTCAATCTCGGATTTCGCCGAGATGGAGGCCGAAGCCGTTCGCATTAATGAGGAGTTAAAAGGCAATGGCTGATTCATTCGAGCTGAAAGCGATTATCACCGCCGTTGATCGCCTTTCGGCTCCGCTAAAGGAGATGCAACGCCAGCTAAAAGGATTCCAGCAAGAACTCTCGGGGCTCACGGTCGGTGCAGGTGTGGCAGGGAGCGCCATTCTCGGAGCAATAGCGGGAGCCTCAAAAGAGGCCATGGGCCTTGAAAACAACATGGCCGACGCCCGTAAGGCAATAGAGGAGCTTCACGAGCCGAAAGCATTCCAGAAAATGACAAAAGATATCGTCGATATGTCGACGCGGCTCCCGATGGCCGCTGAGGGTATCGCCGAGATTGTCGCTGAGGCGGGTAATGCAGGCATCCCGTTTAAAGAGCTGACGCGCTTCGCCGAGGACGCCACAAAAGCCGCCGTCGGGTTTGGCATGACGGCAGCGGATGCCGGACATCAGTTAGCGGTGTGGCGGACGTCGTTTAAGCTGACGCAAGACGAGGTCATGACACTGTCAGATCAGATGAACTACCTCGCCATGACTGGCCCGACGACCGAGAAAAAAATCGGCGCAGTGGTGACGTCTGTCGGCAACCTGGCGACGACGGCAGGAGTTTCAACGCGTGACCTTGCGGCGATTGCTGCAACGATTACCGGCGTTGGGGTGGATGCTGACGTAGCGGGAACCGGGATTCAGAATTTCATGCTCGCACTGACCAATGCTAACACCGGTAATGCGAAAGCAGTTCTTAAAGCTATCGGCCTGACCTCTGAGGAAGTGGCCAAAGGGATGCAGAAAGACAGCCGGGGGATGATGCTCCGTGTTCTTGAAGGACTAAGCCATGTCTCTAAAGATAAGCAGGCCAAAGGGTTGGAATGGCTTTTCGGCAGGGAATCAATCAAGGCGATAGCGCCGCTTCTTACTAATCTCGATCTGTTGCGGAAAAACTTTAATGCTGTCTCTGATGTGACCAAATATGCCGGAGCCACACAACGCGAATATGATTCGCGCGTTCACACCACAGAGAAACAACTCCAGATCCTGAAAAATCAGTTTACGGCGATGGCGATTACTGTCGGGAATGAATTTTTGCCGATGATTGTCCAGGTTGCCGAGGCGGTTAAGCCGTTTATGAAGCAGGCGCTTGAGTTGATCCGGCAGAATCCTGAAATTGTGAAATCCCTCGCTAAATTAGGGGCGGCTTTGCTGGGGGTTGCCGCTGCAACCGGTGCAGTGACTCGGGCCATTAAGATAATGAATTTCGCCATGAACATGAGTCTTGCAAAAGCGGCGATAGGGCTTCTTGTTTTTGGTGCTTACGAGATTATCGAACACTGGAACGAGGTCGGGCCGGTCATTAAAAAAGTGTGGCAGGAAGTCGACAACGTGGCGCAGGAGCTCGGCGGATGGGAAAGAGTGATCGAGGGAGTGGGGGCGGTAATGGCGGGCTCTTTCGCGATCAAAACCCTCGGCTCGCTTCGCGAGGCTGTCGCGCTGGCCGGGGCGCTCTCCGGCACCCTCGGCAAGATTGGCAAAATGGGCGCGATGACTGTCACTATCGGTATAGCGGTCTCCATGCTTCAGGCGCTCAAAGAGCTTGAAACTGACGCTAAGGCAGCGGGTGAAAGCTCCGGGGCGTTTGCCGTGCATAAGATGCAGGCTAAGGAGCGGGAGCGCGGATATTACGGCTTCGGTGAGCGTGCGAAGGAGATTTGGGCGGGTATCACCGGGCAGGACTACACCCCGCCGATCCCTGATGGCCGCTACTCGCCCAACGTTGGCCTTTCGCGCCCCGTCGGAAGCCGCTCACAAAGCGAGTTAACCGTCACGTTTGAAAATGCTCCGCCAGGGATGCGGGTTATCGACCCGAAATCCGGCGATCCGTTTATGTCGGTGAAAACCGATGTCGCATATTCACCTTTCAGAAACCCACGTTAAACCCGCTCCGGCGGGTTTTTTTATGAGGGCCGATCATGGCATTTGAAACCGGCTGGCGCGCGCGTCTGCAAAGCGCCTCCTTTCGCGGCGTTCCCTTTGAGGTAGAAAGCGATGAGGGTGTTTTTGGCCGCCGCGTTCAGGTTCACGAATACCCCAACCGCGACAAACCGTTTACCGAGGATTTAGGGCGCGCCGCGCGACGGATAACCATCAATGCTTATCTCATCGGTGACGATTACCCCGAGAAGCGCGACCGGCTTATTGCCGCCATCGAGACAGAGGGCGCGGCGACGCTGGTTCATCCCTATTACGGGGAAATGAAGGGCAATGTCGACGGTCAGGTACGCGTGACGCACAGCAATCAGGAAGGGCGAATGTGTCGCGTGTCGTTTCAGTTTGTCGAGTCCGGCGAGCTGACATTCCCGACATCCGGCACGGCAACCGACGCGAGTCTCGACAGCTCGGCGGGTTCTCTGGCCGATGCCATCTACGGCGCTTTCTCGGCTTTCTCCCTCGACGGGTTAAGCGATTTTGTTCAGAGCGGCGTTCTGGCTGACGCGGCGGAGATGTTCGACGTTATCGCCGACGCGTTCACAATGGTTGATTCCGGTATCTCCGCCGCCATGCGACTTGTTCAGGGCGATTTGTCGGTGATCCTTATGCCGCCAAGCTCCGCTAATGATTTTGTTCGCAACCTGCAAAAAGCCTGGCGGGCCGGGACACGGCTTTCCGGCGACGCCTCGGACCTGGTCACGATGGTTAAGACCATCAGCGGCGTTACCTTTGATTCCGGGTTAGCGCCTCGCGGCATCTGGAGCACAGACAGCGGGACAACCGCCTCACGCAAGGCCCAAACGAACCTTGTCGCCTCGACAATGCGCGTCGTCTCAATATCCGAAGCGGCGCGCGCGGTCGCGCAAATCCCGACGCCGCCGGGTAACAGGGCGTTGCAGGGGGGCGCAAATCCCGTATCGGATATTGTCAATATCAATCACCCCGCGCTGGATTCACAGCCCGCCACCACGGCCCGCGCCACACCGGCAACCTGGGACGACTTAACGGATATCCGCACCGCGCTTAATGCGGCGATAGACAGCGAGCAGGCCCGCACAACCGACGATGCCGTTTTTATGGCGCTGACGACGCTCCGGGCCGACCTCAACAAAGATATTTCGTCGCGTCTGGCGCAGGTTGAGAAAACCGTCTCTGTAACGCCGTCCGAATCGCTCCCGGCGGTTGTGCTGGCGGCGCAGTGGTTCGACGACGCCAGTAGGGAAACTGACATTCTCTATCGCAACAACATAGCGCACCCCGGCTTTGTTCCAGTGGTGCCGCTGAGGGTTCCTGTCCAATGAATAACACCGTTTTCTTACGCGTGAACGGTCGCGAGTGGGGCGGGTGGACCTCCGTTCGCATATCCGCCGGGCTTGACCGCGCCGCGCGTGATTTTAACGTTGAAATCACCCGGCAATGGCCCGGTGCGACAGAGCCCAAGCCGCAGATAAAAAACGGCGACGCGGTCGAGGTCAAAATCGGCGACGATCTTGTCCTCACCGGGTGGGTTGAGGCAACGCCCGTTCGCTACGACGCGCGCTCGTTAAGCATGGCGATAGTCGGACGCAGCAAAACCGGCGATCTGATTGATTGCACCGCCACGCCATCGCAGCACACCGGCGCAACGCTTGCGGAGATTGCCGCCTCGCTGGCCGAGCCGTTTAAAGTGAATGTTATCGACGCAGGCGCGCCGACGACCGCTCTCATTGATGCGCAGCCGCAGCACGGCGAAACGGTTATTGACTGCCTTTACCGGCTTCTCGGTCAGGTTCAGGCGCTGGTTTACGACAACGAAAAGGGCGAACTCGTCCTCGGCGTGGTAGGTTCGGCGAAAGCCGCGACGGCGCTCGTCTTGGGTGAAAACGTTCTGTCGTGTGATACCGAGCGAAGCATCAAAGACCGTTTTTCTGAGTATCTTGTCACCGGTCAGCGACCGGGAACGGACGACGATTTCGGCGAGGCAACCATCGCCGCTATCAAACAAAAAAGCCGTGACAGCGCGATCACCCGTTACCGTCCCCACACAATCCAGCAAAGCGGCGCGGCGACATCGGCGACCTGTAAGGCCCGGTGCGAGTTTGAGCAGGCGCAGCGCACCGCGAAAACACGCGAAACGACTTACACGGTTCAGGGCTGGCGTCAGGGTGACGGCGCTTTGTGGGCACCGAACATGAAAGTTATCGTCTACGACCCGTTTTGCGGCTTCGATAACGAGGAGCTGGTTATCGGTGAGGTGACGTTCATTAAGAGCGATCAGGGGACAACGACAGAGCTCCGCGTCGCGCCCGCTGATGCGTATCTCCCGCAACCGGCGGCACCCAAAAAGAAAAAATCTGGCGATGATGAGGACTGGCTTTTCTGATGAGTATCAAACAGGCGATTTCTAATCTCGCGGCGCGCGCCGTTCTGGCGGCGCTGGACTCCTCCAGAAAATGCCAGGCGGCAGGGTTAAAACTGATTGCCGGTGAAACGAAAGAGAACGTCGAATACATCGAGCCTTACGGCTTCACGTCAACCGCACACGCAGGCGCGGAGGCGGTTGTCCTGTTCCCGTCGGGCGACCGTTCTCACGGCGTTGTTATCTCTGTTGCTGACCGGCGTTACCGGCTGAAAGGGCTCAAGTCTGGCGAGGTGGCTATCTACACTGACGAGGGCGACTCGATTGTTCTCAAGCGCGGGCGCGTTACCGAGATAACGACATCCGAGCTTGTGGTTAATGCTGAGTCGAAAATCTCGCTCAACGCGCCGCAGCTCGTCGTGAATGCATCCTCCGGCGTCTCATTCACGACGCCGACCATCACAACAAGCGGGGACTTTTCAGCGGCTGGCGAGGTGTCCGACGGCGTCGGCACCATGTCGGCTATCCGCACCACATATAACGGACACACGCACACCGCACGGGGCGAAACCGCAGAAACGACCGGCCCTTCTGCCTCTATGGGGTAACGCATGATCATCTTTGTAAATGGATTACTGAAAGAGTCGACCGACTATTTCGACGACCTTACTCGTTCCGTGATCATTTCGCTTTTTTCCTGGCGACGCGCTGAGACGGACGACGAAACCGGGCAGCCTTTCGGGTGGTGGGGTGACACTTACCCGAGTGTGGAGAACGACCGGATTGGCTCCCGCCTGTACCTGCTGCAACGGAGCAAACTCACCAACGCAACCGCGACGCGCGCGAAGGATTACGCCCGCCAGGCGCTCGCCTGGATGGAGGAGGACGGCGTCGCCGCGCGCGTCGACGTGGCCGCCACCCGAACCGGGATTAACTCGCTTCAACTGGAAGTTGTTATCTGGCAGCGGGACGGCAGCAAACACGCAATTATTTTCGATGACATATGGCAGGAGGTGTTAAATGGCTGACTCCGGCTTCTCGCGTCCAGATTTGCCAAATCTGATCGCCACAATCAGAAGTGATTTACTCACGCGATTTGAGACGGACGTCGTCCTCCGTCGCCTTGATGCAGAAGTCTATTCGCGCGTGATGGCGGCTGCCGTTCACATGCTTTATGGCTATCTCGACTATCTGGCGCGAAACATGCTTCCTGACCTTGCGGATGAGGAGTGGCTTTCGCGACACGGGAATCTGAAACAAGTCCCGCGCAAACAGCCAACCACGGCGGGCGGTTATGCGCGATGGGAGAGCGTGTCGTCCGGGATCACGCTGCCCGCCGGGACGGAAATGCAGACTGACGAGCAAAAGCAGTATGTAACGACCGCAGACGCGATCGTCAACGATGAGGGGGTTCTCCGTGCGCCTGTTGAAGCGGTTGATGCGGGGAGAGGCGGGAATCTCGATGACAAAACGCCGCTCCGCCTGATGACGCCGGTCGCGGGCCTCTCCTCAACGGGCTATGCGGAGTCGGTTGAGGGCGGGACAGATTTAGAGGCGCTGGAGGACTGGCGCTCGCGAATTATGGCTCGCTGGTATTACACGCCGCAGGGCGGCGCGGATGCCGATTACCGGATATGGGCGACCGACGTCGCGGGGATCACCCGCGCCTGGGTGTTCCGCCATCATGCCGGACGCGGGACGGTTGGCGTGATGCCTGCTAACAGCAACTTAGATAATCCGGTGCCGGATGAGACGTTGATCGACGCGGTTAAACAATACATTCTTCCGCTTGCGCCGGTGGCCGGTTCAGGCTTGTTTGTGTTCCCGCCAACGCTGAGAAAAATCGACTTCGAAATCGCGCTTGCGAAAGATACTCCGGCAATCAGGGCAGCGGTAACGAAAGAGATTAAATCGGCGCTGTTCAGGGATGGCGAGCCGTCAGGAAAGATTTATCTTTCGCGTATCAGTGAGGCGATTAGCCTGGCTACTGACCAGTTCGCGCACCGCCTGATTTTGCCAGCGAAAGACGTAGCGCTCGGCTCCTATGAGTTGCCGGTAATCGGGGAGATAACCTGGTCGAACTATAACGAATCTGACATCGAAATAGATGTCGCCCTGGGCTCGTTCTCACCGAACCCCGTCACGCTGCCGGACCGGCCGGACGCATTCGCGACCGCCACCTTTACGCCTGAGAATCTGCCGTCGCTGGATGGGGTTAACATCACTTGGGACTTTGTCCCGGCAGGCGAGGGCGAGCCTGACCCGTCGACCCTTTGTGTCATTACCCCGAGTGCAGATAACAGCGGCGTGAAAGCAACCGGCATTGCTCCGGGGACAGTTCATGTCCGGGTTACTGTCGAGTACAAAGGCAAGACCGCGACGGATAACTCCTATCTCGATATTGAGGAGGTTACGTGGCTGTAGAGGACGAATATACCCGCCTGTTAAAACGGCTTTTACCGCCAGGCCCCGCCTGGGAGGGGGATAATCCCCTCCTTGAAGGGCTCGCGCCGTCTCTGGCGCGGGTACATGCGCAATCGTCAGCATTAATGCGCGAGATTGATCCGGGGGCGGCGGTGCAGCTCCTCGACCGTTACGAGGCGTTATGCGGGTTGCCTGATGAATGCACCATCGAGGAGACGCAAACCCTCTCGCAGCGCCAGCGGCGACTGGCGGCAAAGGTCAACGGTTACGGCGGCATTAACGAGGCGTTTTACCGGCGACAGCTCGATGCGCTCGGCTATCGGTCTGTTTCAATCACGCAGTATCAAAATGAGGCCGAGAACCCACGCCCGGATATCGCTACGGACAATGACTATCGTTATTTGTGGCAGGTGAATATTCCGACGCTCGCGACGATTGACGTTATGACATGCGCATCAAGTTGCGTGGACAGCCTCCGCACCTGGGGCGATACGGTTATTGAATGCGTGATCAACAAGCTCGCTCCTTCTCATACAGAAGCCGTGTTCGCGTACACGGAATAAAGCGCTTCTTTTCACAGTTAACCCTGCTCCGGCGGGGTTTTTTATGAGGTAATTACTTTGCATCGTATAGACACCCCTACAGCACAAGAGGGCAAATTCGGCGCGGGCAAAAACGGCTTCACGGCTGGCGATCCGACGCTCGGCGTTCCGGCGACACAGCTCGACGAGACCTTTTTCGATTCGGTTCAGGAGGAGATTTGCGCCGTTATCGAGGGAGCCGGGATTCAGCTTAAAAAAAGCGACCGCGCGCAACTCTCTGCCGCCATCAACAAGATGATTCAGGCAAAGCATGAGCTGGCGCTTCTGATTAAGAACAATCTTTCAGACGTCGACGACGTCGAACAGGCGCGGAAAAACCTCGGTCTCGGCAAGCTAGCGCTAAAAGACAGCGTAACAGCTAGCGACGTTAGCGCCATTCCTAATGGTGGGGCGTTGGGAACCACACACCTGAACACGCTGACTGGCTCAAAATTTGGTCGCTATTTTCAGCAGTACACGGCAAACGCGACGGCGGCTAATGGTTATCCTGTAACAGTCGCCGGATCGCTTGATGTTATCCAGAATAGCGGAGGCAGTTCCGAAGGGTGTACGCAGGAATACCGGCCCTATAATTCAAATATCTGTTATCGTCGTTTTTACAGGGGGGACAGTAAAATCTGGTCGTCATGGGAATACGACGTAACAAGTGCAGGTGGCGTAATTAATGGATTCGTAGAAATTAGCGGTGATCAGCGCGCCCTGACTATCAAGCCCAAAACGGCGGGTGCTGGGTACTATTTCTTTGGTCGTAAGGCAGACAATACCAATCATTTTTATCTAGGGCAGGGTTCCAGTAATTCGGATAATATAACCTTAGGTAACTACCTCACCAATTCCTCTATTTCCCTTGTGGCTGGTGGAGTTGCTGTTGCGGGACAATTAATGCCATCCGACGTGGGTAACTTTGACGCTCGCTATCAGGCTAAAAACACGGCAAGCAGGGCTTCTAATGGCTGGTTTAAGGATGGTTCGACAGGGCTAATTTTTCAGTGGGGAATTGCTCGTCGTTCTGGAGATTCTACAAAGATCGCTTTTCCTATAGCTTTCCCTAACGCGTGTCTTAACGTTCAGCTTACTCTTGCATGGGCGGGAAGTTTTCATGACCAGAATATATACGCGCAACTAACCGACCGCACCGCCTTTAACTATATTGCTGGTAGTGGCGAGACTGCGGCTTATTTTTCGCAGTGGGTTATTAATTATTAGCGCATATTTTTATGGGCTTAATGCTTTTTACGGTAGCGCTGGAGATTGATTATCGAGCTTCCGGTGCACTGTCCAATGATGCCCCCATAAGGGACGATCTTTATCACTCATTAATTGAAGGGCTGGCAGACGGGAGAATCATGACTTCGGATGAAACGGGACAATCTAAGTGGATTAACCCAATGAGCGACTTGCGTGAGCAAGCTGAAGCACGACGTCAGAGCTGCTATTACAAGTTCATAGCGTAA